CTTGTTTTGCAAGGCCATACCCAAATGTCGCAATAGGCATAATAACGATCCCTAAAATTAAAATAATACGCAAGGCCAAGTTTTTCATAATTCCCTCACGATACGAGTTTGTGGTGTTCTGTCCATTCACGCGGTAGGGACGTTTTAAGCATCATCAGGTCATGGTTGATGTTTCTGATCTCTGTTCTGCATTCTGCCAGCGTTACGGTTGCCCTGCGGCCTTCCTCATGGACAAAGAGGGCCTTGTGCCCGTGTTCTTCCATTTGGGCCATGCAGCGCGTGTAAAAGCCAAGGTCACTTAGCTTTTTTTGAATGGTGGTTTTGGTTTTCATGGTGTTGCTCCTCTTGAGATTTCAGTTATTTCGGAATGGGGAAATTCTTTTTTTGCTTCCTCGAAAGAATCAAAAATAGGGCAGTACCCGATCCCAGAATGCAATGCTGTTACGTTATAGGGTTGTCCATTATGGACCACGGTCATTTCTTTCCATGGTACAAAAGTAAGCACCAAAAAATGTGATTTAGCAGTCATGGTTATGCTCCTTTGATTTGGTGGTTCATGAGTAGGGGATTCTCGCGCTCTAATTTTTCTGTTATGTGCAAGATGTGGATAGCCAAACATTCCCTTGTTAGTACAATATCTGAATTCGATGGATAAACATGCTCTGGGAATGCCTCTCTCAGATAGGCAAATACTTTGTTCACTCGTGTTTCAGTCATTGGTTTTCTCCTTTGATTTGGTGGGTCATGATGGGGAATTTAAAAGGACTATAGGGGTTGTATTCTGGCGAGACGTAAGACGTTTCTGCGCGTTCCTTACTCCATTTTAGGCATGGGCTATTGAGTTTCTGTTGCTCTAGCAGAATACGGGCGGCGAAGGCTTGCAGTTTTTCGCGTTCGTCGGTTTGTCCAAAGATTTGATTAATGAGATTGTCAATCATTTGGTAGGAAAGGATGTTATTTTGAATCATTGGATTGGTCCTTTTCCATTATCATTTAAGATCGTACAATTAGTCTGCAAATTCTAATTTTTTCTTCATCTTCGATTGTTTCCAGTATTCTCACTGCCCATGGCATTACATGCATGTTGTAAGCGCAACCTGTTATTTGTGTTTCTTTATTTGTGACATTCAAATTTACTTGACCACAAGAATAACTTACGGTTTCCGCCAAATACTTTTCATTTTCAAATACTGTTTTTTTAATCATTGGATTGATCCTTTTGTTTTGTGTAACAAGATGCTTGATGAGTAACTCCATGGATTTGGGGATAGGGTATTTGCCGGATTCATAAGATCGGATCGTGCGAACGCATTTCCCCACAAGGGCGCATAGGCTTGTCTGACTAACGCCCAAGTCTAACCTTGCTTGTTTAAATTGTTCTGGTGTCATTTGTGGTGGTTCCTTTGGGGCTTTGGTTCATAGTCGGGATCGAGAAAAAAGTCGGTGTAGGCTTTGTAAAGTCCTGATAAAAAGACTCTTTCCATTTCTTTTGCTTCGTCTGGGTCTGAATAAAATCTTTTCCACATTTCCTTAGTTTCGCTAGGGGTTTTTATTGTGTAAGTTAAGGTTTGGTCACTAGATTCTATTGAAAATGTATTGCAAGCAATACTAGGCAAGGTCCAAGACAATGTTAATCTTGGGTATTTAAGGTAAGAATCTACCTCAGGATAAAGCGGATCCCCCGTGCGGCTGTGATAATACAGAGGCAAAAGATTGCAGATCATGTCTAGAGTTTCACGTTCTGTATCAAAAAGCGTGCGATTAAGTTTTTTTTCTATTGCGTCAAGGCAATGGGTTTTTAAAGGGTTTTCGTCGGTCATGGTTAATAATTCCATTCTCTTATGCAAAATTGCAACTCAGGGGCGCTACATGGGCCAATAATTATGAAATCCCATTTATGCCCATGTTTATCAATAAATAAATCATAGTTTTTATCGTTTAAGTCGCCTCGCTCAACATGTTTATGAGTACGGTAAATGCTTTTTGCATACCACCAAGCTAAGATGTTTTCATAGGTGTGCTTTTTATCGTTGTTTTCCATGGTTGGTTTCCTTTTGTTGATGATAGATATACAATACGGCAATATTTGCAGGCTGTCAAGGAAGAAATTGCAGCTTCATTACATTTTTTTTATTTTAGGTTTGTTGGAAATTCCCCTTTGCCCCCCCCTCCATTTTGCCGAGTACGCTCAAGAATAAATACTAAACTAGTCCAGTTTTCTATAGAAAAAGGCACAATATATAGAGAGATTTTTTTTGAAAAAATGAAAAAAAGGTGTTGACATGCTGCAATTATTGCATTAGGGTATGTTTAATAACAACAACACAAGCGTTCAACACTTAAAAAGGAAACCAAGACTATGACAATAACCTTCACCGCAGAAGTATTTGAACCCAATTTCAAAGTAGAAGAGGAATACAAAAAAAGATATTCCGTGATTTGTAAATGGGCCCAGAAACGCTACACAAAAAACGGCGTGCTAGTGATACATCATGAAAACAAAAGACCCTCCATATTCTCTTTGATCGAGCAAATGGCTTGGGACAAATATATTATGGGCAAGACAAAATAAAAAAACCTAACCCTAACCAACAAAGGAAACCAAAACCATGAAACACGACTTTGAAACCATTTTAAACGAAGCCTTGGAAAACGAGGGGATCATGAACGAACAATACACAGCCTTTCACGAATACAGCGTAGGCAATCAGTTTATGGCCAGATGCCAACTCAGAAAATGCGAGCCCATCAAAACCTTTAAAGGATGGCAAGCCCTAGGGCGCACAGTGAAGAAAGGGGAGAAGGCAATCTCTCTTTTGTATCCGTACATCTTTGCAAAAGACAAAGAAGACCCAAACGGCGAAAGCGTCACAGTCTTTAAACCGCGCAACCTTTGGTTTGGATTGTCACAAACAGAAGGCAAAGACTACAAGCACGAATTACCGCCAGAAGTGACTAAGGACCGCTTGAGAAAAATGATGCTAAACCTGAACATCACAGGCGAACCCTTTGAACACATGAACGGCAACGTTATGGGATACGCAACAGCAAAAAGAACCGTTGCCATTAACCCATTGTGCAAGGATCCTTTACCAGTCCTGTTTCACGAGATAGGACACGTCCTGTTAGGACATCCTGAAGATATCCATGAATACAGGGCAACCCGAAACGTATGCGAAGCCGAAGCGGAAAGCGTGTCTTATCTCACCATGGCTTGCCTAGGACTGCATACAGAAACAACAAAAGGACATTCATCGCGATATATCAAATCTTGGCTAGAAAACCCCAAGAACGATATGCGCCTGAACAAGGTTTTTAAGGCCGTAGACGACATTTTGAAAGCCATGGCACAAGAACCTAAAGAACTACCTCAAACCCTCAAAAACGCAGCCTAAAGGAACAGAATCATGATCACTTTAATCATCCTCATCATCAACATGGCAAACATCGAACCAGAGCAAACAATCCACACGCAAAAATTCACAACCAAAGAACAATGCGAAAGCGTAGGGAAGGAAATTCTCCTGATGGAATATGAACAGCTACAAAAACGGGGAGCACTGAACAAAGACAAGAAAAACTATCAGATCAGCTTTAAATGCGTGAAATAGGGAGAAAGAGCGAAAAAAAAAGGAAAAAAAGAGGCGAGAAAGAGGCGAGAAATAATCACATAAAATTGTATCTTTAATTTCTTTCTGGTTTTTTTGACGAAAAATTGCCTTATGCTTTTGCATGGGGCTTTTTTTTGTTTTTGTTGTGTATTATATACATATAAGAAAACCTAATTATGGATTGCAAGATGGTATCAAAAACGCCTGAGATCACGCGCAGGGCTGGGCGGCCTACAGGTAGCACAAAGAAGAAATACCTAACGCCGCAACGTATGCAGGACGTGGAAGACACTCTCACACTGTTGACAGGCAAAGCATACGAAGACAGCCCGACAGTGCCCAAAGGATGGGACGTTGAAAAATGGGCAGAGAGCGCTTGCTATAGAGCGACTCAGGTGGTGTGGAGCATTCTTAACGAAAAGGACTCCGACAGCCTCACAGCCGCCCAGATCATCTTCAGGCTTGCCAAGAAGCTAGAGAGCAAGAACGCATCCAGACAGGCCGTAGAGGACACCATTAACGCTCTAGCAGCAATCAAGCATGTGATCGTAGATGCAAAAATTGACCAAAGCCAAAACAGCTAAAGCACGCGCACCCAAGGCAGAAATGCCAAAAGTGGAAGAGATAACAGGGCGCACGCTTGACATCCCTGTTGCTAGGGTATTTCAACCTCTCTTACAGCCCGCACGATACAAGGGCATACACGGCGGCAGGGGATCAGGTAAATCAACGTTTGCAGCCCAAGCCGTGGTTACGCAGTGTCTTTTTCGCCCTGGATTGCGTGTGGTGTGCGTACGTGAAACACAAAACAGCTTGAAGGAATCGGTTTACCAGTTGATTGTGGACCAGATAAACAAGCTAGGCGTTGCCTCAGCGTTCAACGTGCAATCATCGCGCATTATTACACCCGGAAATGGATTGATAATCTTTGCAGGGATGCAGGATCACACGGCCGAAAGTATCAAATCTCTTGAAGGCTTTGACATTGCATGGTGTGAAGAGGCGCAAACCATGTCAAGCCGTTCTCTTGAAATACTGCGGCCAACCATCCGAAAGATAGGCAGTGAGTTGTGGTTTACGTGGAACCCAAGAAACGCCAGTGATCCCGTGGATCAACTCTTACGGTGTGAACAACCACCAAAGGATGCCATTGTAATCAAGGCCAACTACAACGACAACCCATGGCTGCCTGATGTTCTAAACGAAGAGCGTCTCTATGACCAGAAATTCAAGTCAGACAGATATGGCCATATTTGGCTTGGTGAATACGAACCCACAGCCGTAGGGGCAATATGGTCAAGACAGATACTACACGAGAGCAGACGGCACGATATGCCAGATATGGAACGCATCCTTGTCGCGGTTGACCCTAGCGTAACAGCGGGAGAGAATGCAGACGAAAACGGCATCATTGTTGTTGGCAAAGGAGCAGATGGGCGCGGGTATGTGTTGGATGATGTGAGCCTGAAAGGCACACCGGCACAATGGGCGCAAAGGGCAATAGCGGTTTATGACCAGTACCAAGCCGATGCTATTGTGGCAGAGGTGAATCAGGGCGGGCTTATGGTCAAGAATACCATCATGGCCGTGCGTCCTAACGTGCGTGTGATAGAGGTGAGAGCGTCAAAGGGTAAGCATGTGAGGGCAGAGCCTATCAGTGCCTTATATAACCTTGGCCGCATATCGCATGTGGGGACGTTTCCCGATTTAGAGGCGCAGATGTGCAAGATGACGGCGGCGGGGTATGATGGTGAAGGATCGCCGGACAGGGTAGATGCGCTTGTGTGGGGATTCTCACAGCTCTTTGAACAGCTGGCCAAGGGTAAGCCGAAGTTTACAAAGCCCGTGGTACTTAACGCCAACTATAGGTTTTACTGATGAGAAGCCTACGCATTAAACAGGAATTTTATTTAGTGTTTTTGCCGTTTGATAAGTCTGAATTTACCACACGATGGGACAGAATAAGGTTTAGGGCTTTGTCATGGCTTTACGATAAAGGCAAAGGTGATTTTAATGACTTTGGCCATGTATATATTTTTCTGAAAAAGGCAGATATGCACGTTTGCTTGAGTCGAACGCAATGGGGGTATTATTTGGACGCGCAGCGTATGAGGGCACTGTCTCAATCTCTTTTGCTAACAGAGCAAGAGGCTTTTGGGGTTGTTTTGAAAAAAGAATATCCACAAAGCAATGCCATTGTGTCCGTTAAGACAACAATATCGCCCAAAAGGTTTTACAAGAAGACGATACACAGCGGGAATTTATGTCATCATGTGGCTTGTAATGTCTTAGGTATTGCGGAAAAGATAAAAAGTCCTTATGGATTGTATAAATACTTGGTAAAAAATGGGTCTTTTGTGGTTAAGGAGCATTCAAATGGTTAGTAGTGTTTTGCCTTTGGCGTTTGGAGCAATCGCGGGCACTTATGCCGCCAAAAAACAAAAGAAAGTAGCCCAAAGTGTGGCCAAAGAACAAACTGTGGAACAGGACAAAATAGCGCAAGTGCAAGTGCAGCAAGAAAACACGTTAAAGGACCAAGAAAACGAACAAAAAAGACTGCGAGCCGAGCAATTAAGAGCATTGCGGGGCAGAAGCGGGGCGCGTTCTTTAATTGCAACGGGTGAAACTGGATTATCAGGGTTAATGGGGTAAATTATGACAAAACCATTCAAAAAGCCATTAAGAAATATCATTAAGCCAGTTATGGGCATTTTTAAGCCTAAAATCCCACAGCCGCAACAGCCGCAACAGCCCATTATTGAAGCCCCTAGAGGGGATAGGAATGAACCAACAACAGCAACAACCGCAGACATAAAGCCAAATGATCCGCGTCTAAATATGTCTCCTGACCAGATTTTAGCGGAACGCACAAAATTTAGTCGGGTAAAAACGCAAGATATAAAGCCAGATGACCCGCGACGCAGACTTTATGCGATGCCGGAGCAATCTTTGTTGGTTGATAAACCTTTAGGAACACCTGTAAGTGGTGGCTTGAGAGACCAACGCTTAAGAAGAAGATTTCGATCAAAAAATCCGGTTGGATACGGAAACCTAGTAAAAACTCCGGATGGATACGTAAATCTAATAAAAACGATTAGTTAGCATGTTAGACGTTGAAACAGTCTTAAAAAGACACCAGAAAGCCCAAGGCGAAAAAGACGAAAACAGGTCTTTGTTTGAAGAGGTGATAAACTACGTTCACCCGTTCAAGAACACCTATAACAAAAACTCATCACACGAAGCGAATCAATCAAACACCTTGCAGCATGACAGCACGCCGCTTGTGTCTGCTATCAATTTTATCAATACCCTGTCAAAGAAGTTTACGCCTCAGTTTACGCGATGGGTTGAACTTGAGGTGGGCCCTGGTATGCCTGATGAATACCGAAATACGTTTGATAGTGCCTTGGAAAAACTAAACGAATTGATCTTTTCGTTTATTGAAACCAGCAATTATGCGGCGATTAAGCCAAGGGTGTATTTTGACCTTGGTATTGGCACGGGATGTTATGACATTATGCCAAATCCAAATCGCAATGAAAACCCCTTGCTGTTTTTGGATCAGCCGCTTGTGGATTTAAGCCTTGTTAGTCGTGCCGATGGTTTTATCAGCATGAAGTTTATTGATAAATCCGTCAAGAATTGTGATTTGAAGGCTATTTATGGTGGGCAGTTAAATTTAACGGGGGAAATAGAGCGGAGCATTAAAGAAAGACCTGATATTAACGTCAAGATTGTGGAGGCCGTCTATTGGTCAGATGAAAAAAAGCTATGGTATTTTGAGGTTATTCACCACCAGCTAAAGTATAAGATGCTTAGCATTCCTTACCGTGAGTGTCCGCGTATCACGCCGCGATGGTTAACAATACCAGGGCAATCGTTTGGTGTAGGGCCGTTCACGTTGGCATTGTCGGACATTCGGCAATTAAACTCTTTGCGGATGTTGGAGCATCAATCAGCGGCATTTAGCACGTTTGGGGCCTATACTGTGGCAGGTATGGACACCATGAATCCGACAAATTGGGTTATGCAGCCCATGTCGTTCTTTCCTGTAGAGCGGAATGGTGGGCCAGATGGTCCGAGCATTGCACCGTTTCCGAATGTGGGGAATTTCCAGTCACAAGAATATATGATTTCAGGCATGCAGGATCAGGTCAGGCAGATTATGCTGGATCGCCGGTTGCCACCTGAAACAGCGCAACCCAAAACAGCATTTGAGATTGCCGAGCGATTAAAAGAACTGGAAACAGACATTGGGGCAGCATTGCCGCAACTGTATTATGAAGATGTGATGCCAGCCACGCGCCGTATTGTTTCGATATTGCAAGAAAGCGGCCATTTGAACGGCATTTTGCAAAAAGAGTTAGGGGCTATTAAGGGCATCAATTTGGCAGATTGGCTTAATGGCTATGCTTTGAAGATCAAAATCACCAGCCCTATATCGCGTTTGCAGTCTGTTCAAGATGTTCAAGCCTTTACACAAGGGTTTAGTATTTTGCAAGGCATGATGCCTGAAATATCCACGATGTCCCTTAATCTTCCCAAAACGGTACATTGGATCTTTGATAAATTGGGCGCACCAAATAACCTTTTATTATCAGAGGACGCTTTACAACAGTTGCAACAACAACTACAAGAGGCGGCGGCACAGGGTGCTGCGCAGATACAACAAAAAAGTCAACCACAACCGTTAGGCGTTGCATGAATTTAGACAATCCTTTGAATTTTACCTTAAAAGGGCAAAAAGAAAACCCTATTTTACAGCAACATAAAAGAATGGCGTTGGATTTTTACCATGTGTTTAATTCTCCATCAGGAGAAAGAGTTTTGGCATTTTTGAAATCAAGGACACTGGACCAGCCATGTTGGAATCCGTCTTATGGTGAAAATGCCGAAAGAACTGCCTATGCACGAGAGGGGCAGAATAATATCGTTCGTGAAATCATCAAAATGATACAATTCGGAAAGGAAACACCCAATGAATGATATTGAAAGCCTGTTAGGCGATGCGTCTTTAGCGGCCCCTGTTGCCACCACAGAAGGCCAAGAGCCTACTATTGTTACCCGTCCTGATAATATCCCTGAATCTTTCTGGGATGCAGAGAAAAACGCTCTTAAAACGGATGATTTGTTAAAGTCCTATGATGATGCAGAAAAACGCGCTAAAGGATTGCGGGACAAGTTGGCTAAGGGTTGGCAAAACGTGCCAGACGATGCCACAAAATATGCCTTTGAATTGCCAGACACTTTTAAGGAAACGTTGGCAGACGGTGAATTAAACGAAGAAATGGTGGATTTTGCCAAAGCAGCAGCGTTTGAGTCTGGCCTTTCTCAAGAGCAATTTAATAATTTTATGGGAAGAATTATTCCCCAGTTACATGAATACGGGATCAACTTAGATAACAGAGAGCCAACGCCTGAAGAGGTTGAGGTTCAACAAAAAGAGATTGCCGAAGCCAAGCAAATAGAATTTCAGAAATTGGGAGATGGTGCCGATAGAATTATTGCCAACGTAAGAGCCAACCTTCAAACCATTAAATCGCAAAACATCTTTACAGAATCAGAATTAGATTTAATTCAAAATGGCCTAGGGTCATCGGCAGATGGCGTGTTGATTTTGGACAAAATGTTTACTAAGATGTTTGGACAAAAGACAGCTATCACTAATTTTGATGTAAAAGCATCGTCCTTTGGCGTGCATTCGGAAGAAGCGGTTAAAGAAAGACTGGCTGACAAAAGAAATGCCACAGATCCCGCTTTTTACGAAACTACCAAAAAAATGATTTCTGATTATACAGATCAAAAAATGAGAAAAACATCTTAAAAAAGTATTTACTTCGTTGCCAAAACGATGTATTAAAAAGAAAAACGACCTATTTGTGGGCCTCGGCATACGCCCCCCTTGGATCAAATAGCCCTCTCGTAATGTAAAAAATCATTAACAGAGGGTTTTCCTATGGCTTCACTACAACAGCAGTTTGCAACGGAGTTTGACACGTTGACAAAACTTGATGCTACGCAAGTAGAATCAAAATTAAGAAAAATTTGCCGTGTTCGCAACATTCAAGCAAAAACGGCCACCTTTAACCGTATGGGCACAATGCGTGCATATGAACGGATTATTGGTAGTCCTATTCAAACTCAAGACGTGGCCCAAAGCAACGTGACTGTGAACGTTGTCGATTTAGACGTTGCCACGGAAATTGGTGATGTTGAATTGGACAAAGTGGTTTATGACGTTAAAATGGAATTGGCCCAACAAGCCAATCGGGCCATACAAAACAGGCTTGACCAGATTATTATCAATGCCATAAACACGGGTGCAAGTGCTACTGTTTCTGTGGGTGCGGATGGTACAAACTGGACATTGGCAAACATGGCGACATTGGCCACGGAAATTGATTCAAGAAACTTTGTGGGTCAAAAGCGTTACTTTGTGGTTCACCCTAAGAGTATTAACAAAGCTATTCGTACACCGGAGGTATCGAGTTCCGATTATTCAACCTTAATGGCCTTAATGGGCAATACAGGGGATTTGAACGGAAAAACCTATCTTGGTTTTGAATTTCTGGTTATTGGGGATTTGGACACTACGGAACGGGGATTGCCTTATAACGGAGGAAATGGCGTAAGGAGTAACTTTGCTGTGGTTGGAGAAGGTGCCGGTGCGGCTGTAGGTCTTGCTTTTAGCCGTGATATTCGCAGTAAGGTTGAGTGGCTTCCTGAAAGGCAAAGCTGGATGATTCTTTCGACAATGAGCGTTGGTGCCGTAGCTATTGGTAGTACCGAGGCTGGAAAAGAAGGCATTTACAAATACAGTATTGATGAAATCGTGGCTTAATTTAGGAGAAAATCATGGCTTATATCGCAAGAAACTTAACGTGTGTTGGTGCCCAAAACACACTAATGCATACAGATGGTTGTGGCCGCAGGGCGCCGGCTTTATTTACGTATGCCACGGCGGATGGTATTACCACAGTTCGTACTAGTGGTTATTTTAACGCCGCTGCGGATACTTTAAGAAAAGGCGACCTTGTTACTGTTGTTTCCTATTCTGGTGCAGACTGGGAAACAAACAATACTCGGACTGTTTCTGGGTATCAAAATATGGTTGTTTTAACGTCTGCGGCGGGTGTAGTGGATTTATCGGACGGATCATCTATTGGTCTTGTAAACACTTAATAATTTGGGCTTGTTATGAGTTCGCGTGAAAGCATCGCATCGCAAGCCCTATCCCTTTTGGGAGCCAACACCATTTCAAGTTTTGATGAGGGCACCAATGAGGCCAACATCATAAACGATCATTATGACCAATTTATTCGGAATATGTTTAGCGTGTTCCCTTGGTCTTTTGCTACGCGCAAAGTGCAACTAGAGCAATACAGTACCGACCCTCTTAATGAATTTTCTTATCAATATGTACGGCCAGATCAGGCTTTGTATATTTTTAAGCTATACAATTCGTTAGCCTACAATGCCCATCCCATTACAGATTTTGACACCTTAGAAGATTTTATCCTTTGCAATTATAATAACCCCATTATAGCCCAGTATTCTGTTTACAAAGAAGAAAATCTTTGGCCTGGTTATTTTGCGGAATTTGCCGTTAATGCCCTTGCGGCAATTATTGCCATTCCTGTGACGCACAATGCTGATTTGGCAAGACTGTATGATGAAAAGGCTTATGGTCCCCAACAATCCGTGAGAAAAGGCGGATTATTTGCACGGGCGGTGGGTTCAGATTCACGTCAAAAGCCCCCTGTTATGCTTAATGGCAATCCTATTATTTCTTCCCGTTATCGTGGGCGCGTTGGTGTATCATGCCTGTTGTAAGAGTTGACCAGAGAAAATGGACCAAGGGTGAACTTGACCCTGAGATGTTGGGGCGTGGTGATGTTGAACCCTATTATGGCGCATCCTCAAGGCTTTTAAACGTTTTTACGCTGCCCCAAGGTGGGGTACAGCGCAGTCCAGGGTTAAAATGGGTTGGCAGGGCTTTAAAACGCGTTACACGGGCCACTCCTACGTCTATCAGTACGCCGAATGGTGGAACGGGGGCCAATGCCGATGATGCTAATACGTCCACAGAGCTTGTATCGACAACGAACATAGGGACGCAAAACCCTTATGTGTTTGTTCAGTATGATATTGGTGCGTCTATTCGTGTTGGTTATGTTCGGGTTACGGGATTGCGGTGTTCCACGGGATCGGTTGCGGATGTTATTCTTCAGCGGAGTGTAGATGGTGTTGTTTGGACAAACATTCGCACAGACACATTAACCACGTCTGATTTGAGTTATACGGCAAGAATCCAAACAAACGCTCGGTATATTCGTATTGCTCGCATTGGAACAACAAACTTGCCATCGACCACGCTTGCTATAGATGAATTAGAAGTGTGGAGCGAAGGGGCAGAAAGTGCTATTAAATACATAAATTTTGAGTTTAACACGGACGACACTTATCTTTTGGTTGTAACGGAATTTAACATTGCTGTGTATCGAAACAGCGTGTATCAGGTGGATTTGTATGCCCCTCAGCTTTTTAATTCCAAAATACCTTTTTTAAATTGGACGCAGAATGCAGACACTTTGATTTTGGTTGAGCAAACCTTGCAACCTTTGAAAATTACAAGATTTTCAAATACATCGTGGCTTATTGAAACAATTACGTTTGATTATATTCCTAAATATGATTTTACGCAAACCGAGGCATTTCCAAATGCCACATTAACGCCTTCTGCCGTTTCAGGGAATGTGCGATTAACATCGTCAGTGTCTGCCTTTGTTTCTGGTGATATAAATCAATACATTGATGGCAATGGAGGGTATGGCAGGATTGTGAAATATATCAATTCCACAACTGTTATTTGCTATATGGAAATTCCTTTTTTTAATACAGATGCCATGACAAGCGGCTCGTGGAGCATTGTGGGTGATTTTATTAACACATGGGGTGGCGATAAAGGGTGGCCTAAAACTGCTGTTTTTTATGAAGGTAGGCTTTGGTTTGGAGGCTCTCAGGATAGGCCAAGAACAGTTTGGGGGAGTCGGGTCAATGATTATTACAATTTTAATGCTGGCACGGCTTTAGACACGGATGCTATTACGATTGATGTCGCGGGTTCCAATAATGAGTTAAATTCTATAACGGGTATTTTTGGCGGCAGAGATTTACTGGTTTTTACTACGGGCGCGGCGTATGCGTTTACTAAAAATTTAGATGAAGTGATAACACCGACCAATGCTTACTTGCCCCCACAAACCAACATAGGTGCGGCAGAAAATGTCCGGCTGGCGGATATTGAGGGAATTGTTTTTTACATTCAACGCGGTGGGTCTAGTTTGCGGCAATTTGTTTATACAGACACCCAAGCCGCCTATACGTCTCCTATTGCATCACGATTAAGTTCCCATCTTTTAAAAAACCCTATTTCTATGGCTTTAAGAAAAGCTATATCTACAAATCAAGGATCATATTTGCTGATTGTTAATGGCGATGGATCGTTGACCATTGCCAACATATCCACAGAAGAAGAAATCTTTGCTTTTTTTGAAAGAGAAACGTCTGGTGGCTATTTTCTGCAAGCGGGGACAGTTTTTGATAAAATGTATGTGGCGGTAAGAAGAGGCACAGAAGTTGAAATTGAGGAATTTAATTTTAATCATATTTTGGATTCCTCTACTCGCATAACTACGGGTTTGCCGTCACAATCTTTTTCAGGGCTGGACTATCTCAATGGCAAAACGGTGAAGGTATGGGCGGATAACAAACTATTGCCTGATGTGACAGTAACCAATGGGATTGCGACAATATCGGCCCCCGCATCCTCTTTTGTGGAATTTGGGTTTGATTTTACGCCTATAATAGAAGATTTACCATTGACAAAAGAAACCAGTGAGGCAAGGCTTGGCGTTAAAAGGCATGTAAATCAGATTCATATTCGTGTATATGATACAACATCTATGAATGTGAATGGGAACGAGGTGAATTTCTTTAAAATCACCAACACGCCGACAACCAATGCTATATCTCCGTATACGGGGGTTGTTTCTGTTTATGGAAATAGAGGATGGGATAATGATGGGATTATTTCGATAACGCAAACAAAACCAGGTTCTATGGAAATTTTAGAAATCAGTAAATACGTAGATACATGACCTCTAGCTTTCTTCCTTCAATGACATCCATAGCGACAAATGTTGCGGGGCTTGTTGGCATTAAGCCACAAGGTGTTGGTGGGTTGACGGCCTTAAGCACATCGGGGTTTATGGCCAAGCAAAGTCTTTTATCAAACATTGCTAAACCTGCCTTGGTAGGATTTGGGGCGGGAAGTCAAATAGGCGCAGGATATGCTGAAAAATACAGTTTAAAAACCCAAGCGCGAGATGCTGAATTGCAAGCCAAACAAGAAGAATTAAATGCTCTTTCCCAGCAGAATTTCTTTCAGCAAGCCTTGTCTGAGAATTTCGCTTCACAAACGGCAAAACTGGCGGCAAGGGGTATTCTTACAACGGGTCCATCTTCATTTGCTTTTGCCAGTCGTTCGGCGCAAAACACAACGAAAGATATTGAGACGGCAAGAATATCAGGTTTAGTGCGTTCAAGTCAGG